GTATTCCATCGACGCTGCCGACCAAGCCGTTCTGAGGGCGTCTGAGCCGCTATCAGCCACGGCGTGCATGTCGGCCCACCAAGACGCAAAGCCTGTCGGAGCGGCGTTCTGCGCCGATTTACGGGCGGTCTGGGTGGCCTCCTCGGCATCGTCGTCCTCGTCACCGCAGACGCCCGCAATCGCCATCAGGCTAACGCGGCGGATGTACGTCGTCGCCGACGCCCATTGTTGCGGCTGCTGATAGGCGGGCAGCGGCACCTGCGACTCGATGCGGTCGTCACCGTAGTACAGGGTGGTGACCAGCACCTGCGCGCCTTCGTAGAAGTCATAGGTCTGGGTCATGGCGATGCCGTGGCGCGCCAACACGGGCACGACGGCGTCGCGCACAGCCGCGAGGCTGGCGAACTTGGACTTGAAGTGCGGGTTGACCTTGTCAAAAGTCGGGTTGCGCATCTCCGCCTGAGCTGCGGACAACGCCTGGTACAAAGTCCGCGTCGGCGGCGTCGGCTCCGGCATCGGCTCGTCGTGCAGATTCTGAATGTCAGTTATAACGTGTTCTTTCATGCGTCCCATGATTATTCTCCCTTCAAACTGTTGATTTCGGCCTGCAAAGCCGCGAGTTTGGCGGCCTTGATGTCCGATACGCGCTGATCGTGATTTGCCAAAACCTGCTCCGCGGTCAGCTCGGGCAATTCGATTTCGACGATTTCGGTCGCGCGGACGTAATCGGTCGGGATGTGGTCAGCGTCAACGATGTGGATCAGCGACGGATTCCAATTGATCGCTTTGATCCACTTAACCCCACACACTCGTGCTTTCATGATGCCCTCCCAGGCTCAATTCCAAACGAACAGAACAAACGCTACGCCGATGCAGAAGCCGAGGCAGATCCACGGCACAATGTCATCCAACTTGTCGTGATTCATGAGCGCACCGCCTTTTTGTTCGGGTGCTCCGGCGGGACGTACAAGTCAGCTAGCGTTTCGATGATGAATTCGTGGAACGGCGTCTGCTCGTCCGGGTAGTACTCAAGGATTGGGCCGTTCTTGCGAAGGTCGCGGCGGGTGACCACGTAGCAACCGTTAAACCAGTCGACAGACCACGCTACGTTGTCGATGAGCAATTCGATTTCCATGTTTTCCTCCTGTCAGCACCGTGCCGACGTGGGTAGAACTGTAAACCCGGTTGAAGATAGTGTCAACTAGGTTGACAAAAATATTTTGCATGGGATGATTGGAGACATGGAAATACAGCAAATCATCGCCCATTTTGGGAACATCAGCCGCGCAGCTCGTGGGCTGGGCGTGTCGCGTCAGACGATCTACAACTGGATCAACGGGCGCAAACGACTGACGGACATGCGTCGGCGGGACATCGAGATGCGTATGGGGAAGCAAACCCCGGCGTCGGTGGCCTGACCGAACCGGGGAATGCCTGGGGCATTGGCGATAAGAGGCGTACCCACGGGGGTGCAGTTTACAGAAGTTGATTTGTCAATAGCAAGAAGGGACGGGAAATGTCGCAATATGACAAGACGAACACCGGCGTGGTGTTCAAGAACGACCGCAGAACGGAAGACTGGCACCCGGAATATCGGGGCACCATCAACGTGGAAGGCGTGGAATACTTCATTGATTTGAAGCTGCGCCAGGGCAAGAACGGGACGTTCATGAGCGCAAAGGTGAAGCGCAAGGATCGCCCTGCCGGCGGTAAGGCGGTGCCAGCGGCCATGCCGACGTCCATTCCGCGGCCATCCGAGCCGATGGACGGTTTTGACGACGACTCGATTCCGTTTTAGTAGTATCATCGGAACTGGCGGCTTACCACGACTGATCCTCGTGGGACAGCCACAAACCTTCTCCATGGTTGCCGCCAGTCCTCCTGTGGAGAAGGTGTGGAGAACTTATGCACAAGCCCCTGCCTTGGTTCCGTCTCTATGGCGAGATCGTGTCCGATCCCAAGGTCCAGCTGTTGGACTTTGCCGATCAACGACACTTTGTCATGGTCCTTGCCCTTAAGTGTAACGGCACGCTTGATGCCGATTATCCCGAACCAGAATTGCGTCAACGAGCGGTTTGCAAAGCCCTCGGGTTGAACTTTGAAGAAGGCGCGGAAGTCTTTGGCAGACTTTGCAAAATTGGCCTTATTACTACCGGCTGGCAACCCAAGAAATGGGCCGAGCGGCAGTTCATTAGCGACCATTCAGCCGAGCGCACAAAGCGGTGGCGTGACGGGAAGAAACATCCTGTCACACAGTCACAGACCGTTACTGTGACGGCGAGTGACCGTCACGGTGACGGCGATGTGACGGCCAAGATTCAGAGTCAGAGTCAGATACAGATACATAAACAGAATCAGACCATACGGTCTGACAAGTTTGAAAATGGTCTTTCGGATGAAGAGGAACGTCAAAAGATCATTGAATTGAAAAAGATCGTTGCGCCAATCGTGAAGAAACTGTCAACATAGTTCACATGGCAAAACGCATTCTTAACTTTGAGCAGATCTGCGAAATCAAATCGGCAGCGGCGCTACGTCGAACGCTGTTAAACAAAAGTTTGGCAAAAAAGTACGGCGTATCGCCCTGCACCATCCGCAACGTGATGAACGATGACACGTACAAGCGAATGTTGGCGCGCAAAAGGAGCCGCAATGCCCTGGCCAAACCGTCGTAACAAGTTTGGCGCGAAACCGACCGTCGTGGACGGCAAGCGGTTCATGTCGAAACTGGAGGCTGAACGGTATCGTCAGCTCGTGCGGATGCGGGACGAGGGGTTGATCGCCAGTTTTGAGTGCCAGCCGAAGTTTGAGTTGATCGCGGGTATCCGCTACATCGCGGACTTCAAGATCTGGTGGCTGGACGGTCGCATATCGGTGGAGGACGTCAAGGGGGTGGAAACCGAGGCGTTCAAATTGAAGCACAAGATCTGGAATTCACTGTACAGCGAAATTTACGGGCCGCTCCAGATCATTCGTCAAAGGGACGTCAAGAAATGCTCGTCAACGACTTAGAAATCAGTCAACGCGTCGCCGAAACAGGTCGTGCGCTCACCGAACTGGTGGGCATCCTGCACAATAACCTTGAACCAGCCGTACAGATGAACCTAAATACGCTCGCAAACGGTGGGCGCATCTTGGTTTGTGGCAACGGTGGATCGGCTGCCCAGGCACAGCACTTGGTCGCCGAACTGGTGGTGCGTTTCGAGACCGACCGTCGCGCCCTGAACGCCATTGCTCTGACTGCGGACACCTCGATCCTGACCGCGTGCGGCAACGATTACGGGTACGACAAAGTGTTTGCACGCCAGATTGAGGCGCTTGGCACCTCGGGCGATACCCTGATCGCGTTTTCGACGTCGGGTAAATCAAAGAACATAAAAGAGGCGATCCACGCGGCCCACAAAAAGGGGATGCGAATTTTGGGCATCAGCGGTCGTAAGGGCATGAATGCTCTGTGCGAGATCGACATCATTTGCCCTGGCGAATCGACGGCGGTGATTCAGGAAATGCACATGGTGGTTACCCACATGTTGTGTGCCTGCATTGAGAAGGGCGTGCCGAAATGACGCCGGCGGAAATCCTCAACAACATCGTGCAAACCCGCATCATGGTCATCGGTGACCCGATGTTTGACATCTACCACCACGGGACGGCGAGCCGGATTAGCCCGGAAGCGCCCGTCCCCGTGTTCGTGGAAGCCGCGACCGAATCCCGGGCCGGTGGGGCCGCGAACGTGGTTCACCAGCTTAAGGCGTTGGGCGTTCAGACCGATACGTTCTTCCCGAAGCAGCCGTGGACCGAAAAACACCGCTACATGGTGGGCAATCACCAGTTGCTGCGGGTTGACAAGGACTTGATCAAGCGCCCGACGTCGCTGCCCGACTTGTCCGGCTTGGATGCGGTCATCCTGAGCGACTACGGCAAAGGCTGGCTGACGTATGACCTGTGCCGACACGTCATCGAGGAATGCCAGCGGCAGGACACGGCGGTCATCGTGGACCCAAAAGGCACGGGTTGGGCCAAGTACGAAGGCTGTTCGATCATCTGCCCGAACGAGGTGGAAGCCCGTCACCACGAGGTGCACGACTTTGACACAGTACTGTTCAAGGAAGGCGCCGCGGGGATGCGCCTGAAGCAGTACGACAAGACGTATCAAATCCCGGCGACCGCGAAGGCTGTTTATGACGTCACCGGGGCCGGGGATACGGTCGTGGCGGTCTTGGCAGCCGCTGTGGCGGCGACCGCTCCGATGCACGAGGCGGCGATCATGGCGAACACGGCGGCGGGGTACGTCGTGGGCATCCCGGGGACGGCAGTCTGTTCCTGGGAAAAATTGAGGGACCTGACATGCAAATCGGATTCGTAAACGGCTGTTTTGACGAACTGCACGAGGGCCATCGGCTCATGCTCGCCGAATGCCTAGAGAACTGCGAGTACCTGGTCATCGCGCTCAATAGCGACCGCTGGATCCGTAAGAAGAAAGGCCCGGGCCGTCCGTCGCAGGACTGGCGGATGCGTATGTGGGCGATCTACGACTGGCACGTTGACCTGCGGATGACAAACCGGGGTGAAGTGACCCCCATTGCGGTGGTGCCGTTCGAGGGCGACGATCAGGGCCTCCTGATGCACATACGCCCGAACATCCTGTTCAAAGGGTACGACCACAGCAACCTGCCTATTTTTTATCGCAAGGTGGGGTGGAAAAAATTACCGGATGGTGAGAAGATCTTTGAAGGTCCGAAAATCCATCAGTGTCAACACTTGCCGGGTTTTAGTACCACCGCCATTTTGGAGCAGCGCAATGCAAAAGCCGAAAGGGTCGTACCCGACGCACAAGATTTGCCCGGCTGACTGGCGCGATACGCCAATCATCACGGGCGACTACGACCTTGATGCGACCATTATGCACCGCAACAACAAGGACTTGCCGCATCGGCTGGAACTGTACACGCGGCGCACCAAATCACCTTACGGCGCCCTGAGCGCCTACAACGCGATTCAGAACTACCACGGAGATACCTGATATGTCTGCTGACAGCGCGCATAAGTTCAAGCCGGGAATGGCTAAGAAGGCACCGAAGGGTAAGGGCGTGCAGACCGAAACGCCGAAGCTCAAGGGGCCGATGGGATACGAAAAGCCATCGGCGAACAAGACCCGCAGTTGATCGATTGGCTCTGGGGCGACCCCAACCAGGACGATGACGAGACGGTTCCAGTCCTGTTCATGGACTATCACGTTGAGCGAGATGATGATGCCACTGAAGAAGGGGACGAGTAAGAAGGTTGTCAGCGAGAACATCCGCGAGATGGTCAAGTCAGGACACCCGCAAAAACAGGCAGTTGCAGCCGCTTTGTCGACGGCGCGCAAGAAGAAGTAAACTTAGTTGACACAATGACTAAAGCCTTGAAACAGCCTCACCGTTCCAAAGGTGGGGCGCCAGAAGGAAATGACCACGCAGCCAAGGGCGCCGAGTTCAGACACGCGATCAGGCGGGCGCTTGCTCGGGCTGGTGGGACGGTGGACAAAGGACTCGACAAGCTCTGCGATAGTCTTATCGTGGCGGCTGGTAGCGGAGAGCAATGGGCGATGCAGATGGTGGCAGACCGTCTGGACGGTAAGGCAGCTCAGACGGTCTACGTAGGGGAAGCACCGGAGGCGATTGCAGCACCACATGGGGACGAACTCACACAACGGCTCAACCGCGCACTCGTTGGACGCAGTGCGGTCGAGACTCAGGACCACACCGTTCAATAGCCTGTTGCCCGTCTGGGACGCCCTGGACAAGAACGGCACGGACTATGCGGCCATGCGGTGGTTGGCCACGGCGGATCGGTACTATCTACTCGTCAAGCTGCTAGGCCGCACCGATGCCTGGCATCCGTGGCTGTACGCTCGATGCCGGGAAGTCGAGGCGGCGCCCGATGGCTACCTTGATCTGTGGGCCCGTGAGCACTACAAGTCGACCATCATTACCTTTGCCGGCATCATCCAGACGATCCTGAGCGACCCTGAGATTACGGTCGGCATCTTCAGCCACACCAAGCCGATCGCCAAGGCGTTCTTGGCCCAGATCAAGCGTGAGCTGGAGAACAACCGGCTACTACAGGCCCTGTTCCCCGAGATTTTGTACGCCAACCCGTCAGCCGAGTCGCCCGCGTGGTCGCTCGATGGCGGCATCATCGTCAAGCGCAACAGCAACAGCAAAGAAGCCACGGTTGAGGCGCACGGCCTCGTGGACGGTCAGCCGACATCCCGGCACTTCAAACTGCGGGTGTACGATGACGTCGTGACCTTGGAGTCTGTCAGCACGCCCGAGCAGATCCAAAAGACTACCGAGGCGTGGTCCATGTCCGACAACCTCGGGTCGTTGGGCGGCAAGGTCTGGCATATCGGGACGCGATACAGCTTTGCCGACACCTACCAGCACATTATGGCGACTGGCGCGGTTCGGCCACGCGTCTACCCGGCCACCCATGACGGCACCAAAGACGGGCGGCCGGTCCTGTTCAACCAGTCCGAATGGGACAGGCGCGTCAAGACGCAGTTAGAGTCCACCATTGCGACCCAGATGCTTCAGAACCCGTTGGCAGGGTCGCAGCGGTGGTTCGACCCGGATGACCTACAGATCTACCAGGCACGCCCGGAATCGCTCATGGTTTACATCATGATCGACCCGGCTCGGTCCAAGAAGAAGGGCAGCGCGAATACGGCAATGGCGGTCGTGGGCATTGACTTCCAAGGCAACAAGTACCTTTTGGACGGCTACGACCACAAGATGGACCTGCTCGAGCGGTGGAGCGGGATGCGTAACCTATGGGCCAAGTGGCGGTCGGCCCCAGGCGTGATCGGCGTCAAGGTGGGTTACGAGCGGTATGGCGCTATCGCGGACATGGATTACTTCCAAGAGCGCATTCGGGTCGAGAACGTCCAAGGCTTGGACATCGAGGAACTGGAGTGGCCTGCCGAAGGGCCGGGGTCGAAGGATGACCGCGTACAGCGCTTGCTGCCCGACATTCGTGGCCACAACTTCCACCTACCGTACGAGCCCGCCGATGGCGACCCTGACCTGACCGATCAGCAGCGGCGCATGATCGGGGCCGGTTACGACTACCGGATCGCCAAGCCGATCATCCAGCGCGACGAGAACGGCCAACTGTACAACCTCGCAGAACGGTTTAGAATGCAGGTGGGTTATTACCCGTTCGCGGGCCTTAAGGACTTGATTGACGCGGTATCGCGCATCTATGACCTTGATCCCCGACCGCCTGAGTACATCGACAGCAACATTTTGGAACCGGAGCTGCTGTGAGACTTGACCTGACCGACAACCAGATCCGTAACCTGCTCCGCACGGTGGATCGTATCGCTGACGGTCGGGGACATCTCACCACGGTTGAGGCGGGGCAAATCCGACGCATGGCAGGCGAGCTGCAAGAGCTGCGCTCTCGTGAAGCCGTCACGCGTCACCTGTCCAACCTTGAAGGCACCTACTAATGGCACGCTCAACCGTACCCGCCAGTCTTGGCTTACCCGTCACCAGTCGGGTATTCAGTTGGAACGAGATGTGCCGACGCGCATGGGGTAGCGAGTTCAGCGCGCCCGATCACCGAGTTTACGAATGGTCAAACGGGCGAGGGTTTGACAGCACCGACCGTGGCACGACGGGGTTCTACACGCCCGACGTCCGCGACATCCTCACCGAAGCCGGGTACGCGATCCAGATGGAGCCGCCTGCAGATTCGGTTGGCGACCCGATCCTCCGAGAGTAACCCATGCCAAAGATTTCCCAATTCCCATCGGGCGGCCTTGCCCAAAATACCGACCTGATCCCCATCGTGCGTAACGGTGGCGACTACACCATCACCGGCTACAACCTGGCATCCCTCGCATCCTACGGTCAAGCCTACGTCGGCACGTTCACGGCAACGGCTGGCCAGACGGTGTTTACCCTGCCCGCGTCACCCGGCTCGTTGGCTAACCTTGCTATTAGCGTTGACGGCGCCGTCATGGTGCCTGGCACCGACTACACATGGACGACCCCGACGACACTGACGTTCACTTCCGGCCTGTCCAACGGCCAGACGGTGCTGTACCGCTACACATCCAGCGTGCCAGTCGGTACGGCTATCGCGGGTGGCGTCAACGGGCAGCTGCTGTACAACAATAGCGGCGTGGTGAACGGCTTCACCATGAGCGGCGACGTTACTGTCGTGCCGACCACGGGCGTGGCGACGGTTAATGCGCCGTCCAGTCACATCACCTACACCCAAGGCGGCACGGGCGCGACATCGAGGACGGTGACGAGCAAGTTGCAGGAGTCGGTGTCGGTACTCGATTTCGGGGCTGATCCGACGGGTAGTTCGGACTCGACCACGGCGATTAACAATGCCATTGCCACAGGCAAACATATTTATTTCCCGTCAGGCAAGTACGTCATTTCAAGCACGGTCACAGGTTCAACTGGCGCATGGATCGGCGACGGATCTGGTGATGTTTACGACAGTACATGGAACGCTGGAACAACGATGTTTGTTCTGTCGGGTACGAATAGCGGAAACGCTTTTTTGTTTCCCCCGAGCGTATTCCAAGGCATTCATGTCAATGGTTCAAGCACGGCAACTATCGGTATTCAAGTTGGACAAAACAACGGCACGTTTGTCGGTTTTCTAAAGTGGCGTGACATTACCGTTCGTCAATGCGTCCTTGGAATGCAGATGTACAACTGGTACATGGGTGACTTCAGCGACATTACGATTGCTGGAAACACTAACGGAATTCGCATCTCACCAACTGTTACGACGCCCGATGGCGGTTACTTTACGTCCACTTCGTGGAAAGACATTTACATCGGTTTCAATACCGGATACGGGTTATACGTCAGTTTGCCGTTGAGTTCTAGGTCGTGGAATTGGACTAACGTTGTTATTGAAGACAATGCAACGTCAGGCCCATATCAGGCGTATTTGCAAAACGTTAATGCAACTATTCGCGGATTGTATTGCGAAGCCACATCGGGTTATCCCGTTATCTCAACCAACAATTGTACGCTTCACGTTACCTATGGATTCTTCAATGGAACCGGTGGATGGGACGCAACCTCAAATGCGCTCACTCTTGTTTTGGATGAAGTCAATTTTGCAACGGCAAGTGACGTATTTTTAAATTTGGCATCAACAGCCAAGATTTACGCCAATAACTCAACGATTCAAACTGACTTACGCTCCGCAGGTAGCACCACTCTCGGCGGTTTGGTCAATACGACAACAGGCGGCGTATTGGTCAATAATCGCCCAAAAGTATTGTCTCTTGGCGGTCCATCAGTTGACGGGCAATATCCGAGCGACTTAACCAACGATTGGACATACACGACAACTGTAACGTCAACTGTTGCCGCGGGCGCGACGAATGTCGTTGTCACAAACAAATATTTATACAATCTTTGGACTGGAGGCGTGTTGGGGGTTGCAAACGTCAACGGTTATTACCCTGGCCTAATTGCAAGCGTAACGCCCGGCAATACCGGTTCACCGCATTACTTTTGCGTAACGCTGACAAACACTACCGCTTCGTCCATAACGCTGACCGGCGTGGGTATTTCGGTTGGGTTTATTAAATCCAACGCGACGGCGTTCTAA